ATGGCTCGTGGGTCCGTGGCTGGTGTACCGGGCGTGGTTGGAGATATTGAATCCATTTTTCGTGATGACAAAAAGCGCAAGTTCGCGACCTCCACAGAAGTAGAGCGGGATTATTTGCCCAAGCGGATGACTGCGCCGACGAAAGAGTCGCAGGGCTTTGTGGAGATTGGCACGGCGATTGATCCATTTGCTGTATTGAAAGCTGCAAAGCCTACGGCCAAAGCAACGCTGGCTGCAATGAAGTCCGCTGGCCCACAGATTGAAGCAACACTTGGCAAGATGGCTCCTGCTGCTGAACCAATGTACGCGGTCAAGCCAAAAGGTGGGGTGTTTTACCCTCAAGGATCAGGATCAAATATTGATGCGCATCTTGATAAGGTAATAGATACTGTCCTTAGAAATTCACAGAATATAAGGGGTATTGATGTAGAAAAAGTAAGCGATATTATTGCCAAAAAAGGTCATAAATATTTTTCTTCTACTTTTTCCACAGGCGATGATCCACTTAGAGAAGCTATCCTTGACGGTCGCATAAAACTAACTGGAGATGATACACAAAAGCTAACTGATGCTTTATTGAAAGCGGCGCGTGAGGGGTCTCCAGATGAACTGAAGGCATTTGAGGAGGCTTATGATCACCTCACCGATATACGTGGAGAACTTTTTGTCAAGAGTCAGGCAAATACTGACAAAAACATACAAAAAGCAATAAAAGTTAGGAATGCTGAAAAGCAAAAAATGCTTAATGAGGGCGTATCACCGGAGGATATTAGAACAAGTTTCTTCCCCATAGACCGGGTAGAGATGAGAGGTAGATACGCACCCGAGGCACGTAAAATGTTGGCGGATCTTCTTGAGGGTAAACGCAAACCAGTAAACGGGGCGGAAGAAGCTTTATTACGCGCAGCAAAAGGAGATGAACTTGTTTATGACACAGGTGCATTTGGACCTACGTTAGAGGTACTTCGTCCGGGTGCCGCAGGAAAAGGTATTGCAACATTAACGATTAAAGACATAGAAAGAATGTCTTACCCTGAAATGATTATTCGGGGAATGAAAAATACTTTATTTGATCGTAGTGGCGATGCGGTTATAAATGCAGTTATGAAGGGTAAAGAAATACCTAAGAAGTTTTATTCAGAAGGTGTTACCCCTGTTCCGGGGCTAGAAGGAACAGGATGGGTAAGTATAGATACGCCTTTTGCGGTAAAGCTTGAAGGCAGGGCCATGAATCATTCTGTATGGCAATATGCTGAACCCGGTAGCTATGGATTAGGTGGCAAGAAGGCATTTACATCAGGTTATGCAAAAGTATTTTCAAACCGTCCAGATGCAGGAAAACCGGTTACCACTGTTGAAGGTATGGTTGATCCACAGGGCGCATTTTTTGTTAGACAGATAAAAGGTCCCTATAACAGTTTGCCTACCCTAGAAGAAAAGCTAGATGTATTTAAATTGTTGGATAACCTAAGAAATAAATATAATGGCCTTGATTTTCAATCAGCCAAATACATAGAGTCATATCCAAACACCAGAACAGGTGAAGTCATTAAAGAAAATGCCCCTCAGGTGAATTGGTTTGATGAATATGAAAAATATCTCAGAGGCACTGAATAAGGAACGACCATGCCAGTAGAACGCGTAAACAGTCTGCCTTCGGGCGAGATGGATGTCGAAATTGAGAGTGAAGGCGAACTGCCTGATATCGAAATCGAGTTTGATGAAGACGGCGGCGTTGTCGTCAACATCGGCGAAGGTGAAGATGACGATGTCCCATTCGACGCGAATCTCGCAGAGGTGCTGCCGGAAGACGTTCTGACAGGCATATCGGAAGACCTGATGATGCTCTATGAGGCAGATACCTCATCCCGTGAGCCGTGGGAAAAGCAGTATTCACAGGGTATGGAGTTGTTGGGCTTCTCGATGGAAGAACGCACCAAGCCGTTCAAGGGCGCGTGTGGCGTGTACCACCCACTGCTGTCCGAGGCGATTGTGCAATTCCAAGCGCAAGCGTTGAAGGAGCTCATGCCCGCGGGCGGGCCCGTGCGTACGCAGGTACTGGGTAAGGAGACCCGTGAGCGCCTGATGCAAGCGCAGCGCGTCAAGGAGTTCATGAACTACCAAATCACGACTGTGATGCCTGAGTACACACCTGAGTTCGATCAGATGCTGTTCTACGTGGGCTACGGCGGATCCGCCTTCAAGAAAATCTACTTTGACTACGACAAGGGTCGTATGGTCAGCAAGATGATCCCTGCTGACAATCTGTATATCCCCTACAACGGCTCGTCGGTGATGAGCGAGTGTGAGCGTATTACCTACCGCTTCCCGATGTCGTTGAATGCCTACCGCAAGGCGGTAGTACGTGGCCAGTATCTGGACTCAGCGGACCCTTCGGTGGATATGGAGCAGACCAAGATTGTTCAGGAGAAGGACAAGAAGGTCACGGGTGTTGTGCCGAGTGGTGACGAGGAAGAGATTTATCTGCTTGAATTCCAAGTGGACTATGACCTCCCCGGCTTTGAGGACATGGATGAAGACGGTGAGCCCACCGGCATCAAGCTGCCCTATGTAGTCACCATCGATGAGGTCTCTGAGCGGGTTGTGGGTGTTCGCCGCAACTGGAAAGAGAAGGAAGAGCGTCAAGAGCGTCAGGAGTACTACATCCATTACCTGCTGGTACAGGGCCCCGGTGCGTATGGCTTGGGCTTCCTGCACCTGATTGGTGGCCTGTCCAAGACGGCTTCAGCTGCTCTGCGTCAGTTGACTGATGCGGGTACGTTGAGCAACCTGCCAGCGGGCTTTAAAGCCAAGGGTGCACGGATTGAGAATGATGATGTGCCGATCTCTCCGGGCGAATGGCGCGACATTGATGCCGGTGGTATGGACTTGCAGCAGTCGCTCTTGCCGCTGCCGTACAAGGAGCCTAGCCAGACATTGTTTGCGCTGATGGGTTTCTGCGTAGATGCGGGTCGTCGTATGGCTTCGATTACCGATTTGCAGGTAGGCGATAGCAATCAGAACGCCGCAGTGGGAACAACGATTGCGCTGCTGGAGAAGGGTTCTTCGGTCATGTCTGCTATTCACAAGCGGCTGCATTATTCGCAGAAGCTGGAGTTCCAGTTGCTGGCCAAGGGTTTTGCGGAATACTTGCCTGACGAGTACCCGTATGATGTGCCGGGAGAGTCGCGCAAGATCAAAAAGAAGGACTTTGATGATCGAATCGACGTTCTGCCGGTGTCTGACCCCAATATTTTTTCGGTGGCGCAGCGGATCACTATGGCGCAAACGCAACTCCAGCTTGCCCAATCTGCACCCCAGATGCACAACATGTATGAAGCCTATCGCCGTATGTATGAAGCGATTGGAGTCAGAGATGTAGATGCTATCCTGACAAGTCAGGATGTGGATAAGCCGAAAGACCCTGCAAGCGAGAACTCACAGGCGCTGGATGGAACACAGCTGAAGGCATTTGCTGGTCAGCAGCATGACGCTCACATAATGAGCCACATCATGATGGGTCTGTCACCGCTTGTTGCATCTATGCCAAATGTCGCCATGTCTTTGCAAAAGCACATCTTTGATCACATGACAAAGAAGGCGGAAGAGGCTGTCGAGGCGGAATTGTTCCAGCAATATGGTACAGACCCCGACAGAATGGTGTCATTGCTTCAGCGTGAAGCAATGGTGGCCTTGAAGGTAGCGCAGTACTTCAAGGAGGTGAAGGCAATGCAGGACGAGCTTTCGGGAGCAAATCAGGAACAACCTGACCCACTGGTTGAGTTGAAGAAACAAGAGTTGCAGCAGTCGGCACAGCGTGATCAGGCAAGAAACCAGATCGATCAAGCCAAGTTATCTTTCGATCAACAGCGCGAAAACAATGACATGGTGGTGGATCAGGCTAAACTGGCACAGGCAGACAAGCTTGCGGCAGAGCGTAATGCAGTGGCATTGTCAAAAATAACTCAAACAGGAGGCCAACGTGGCAACCAGACCCAATAAATCGATGACAAAGCGTGAAACAGGTCCTAGTCGGACCAAGAATGTTCCACGTGAAACAATTCAGGTGAACAAACCAACCTTTGTTTATCGGAAAGATGCCTTCAAAAAGGTAAAAATTACCTAAAATGCAGTTTTAATGTAAGTACACTTATATTAAATTGGTGTTTTAGTGCAAAAAGACATGCATAATATGCGTGTAGCCTTCAGATAGGGCCCGTACTATCTGCGTACTTGGGATAATCCATGCTTGAATTCACTGAACAAGTGCTAATTTCAGTCAGAAATCTACGGAAACAGTCGGAAGACGTTATCGTGGGTGGCGGCGTGAAGGACATGGAGCATTACAAGTTCCTGATGGGACGGATTGAGGGCTATAAGTTTGTGGAGATGGCAATAAATGATCTCCTGAAGAAGAACTCAAACTCCTGAGGAACTTAAAACTATGACAATGTCAGCACTGGAAGAAAAATGGGCGAAAGAAGAAGCGGAGAAGGTTCCGACTTTGGATGACGCATACAAGGATGACGGCAGTTTGGCTGTCGAAGATATCAACGAGTCTGTTCTGGACCGTATTCCGAAGCCTACGGGCTGGCGAATTGTGATTTTGCCCTATCGAGGCGCAAAAAAGAGCAAGGGAGGCATTGTCCTTGCTGATTCAACCATCGAAAAACAACAAATCACCACTGTCTGCGGCTATGTTCTGGCCGTTGGCGAATTGGCTTACAAAGATGAAGGCAAATTCCCCAACGGAGCATGGTGCAAGCAGGGTGATTGGATTGTTTTTGGCCGATATGCGGGTGCGCGTATTGGTGTAGACGGCGGGGAAATCCGAATCATCAATGATGACGAGGTATTGGCCCGAATCGACAACCCAGAAGACATTCTGCACATGTAAGGACTCACCATGGCTAACATCACACCAGACAGCCAGCTTGAATTTGAGCTAGGCGAAGGCGAAACAGAGACTAGTATTGAACTTCCAGAGCAGGAATCGGAGGATAGGGGCGGTTCTTCCACACTAGAAGCAACACAACCCGCAGTGGCTCAAAAATCTGAGCCAGAGAAGCATGAGTTGGATCAGGTCAGCGAAAATGTGCAGAAGCGCATTGCTAAACTGACAGCTAAGATGCGTGAGGCGGAGCGCCGTGAGCAAGCGGCCTTGGATTACGCTCGTAATGTCCAAGCCAAGGCAAATCACCTTGAACAACAGCTGGTTAGTACGGATCAAAGCCGGGTATACGAGGCACGGTCCAGAGTAGAAACGCAGCAAATGCAATTAAAGGCAATTATTCGCAGGGCGCGTGAAGAAGGCGATATTGATACTGAAACAGAGGCCCAAGAGCGCCTTATGCAGCTGTCAATGGAGCAGCGTCAGTTGCAGCAATGGGAAGATTCACGCCCAGAGCCGCAAGCAGCGCCTGTACAGCAGCGGGTTCAGCCACAGCAGCCCGCATACCAGCAACAGGCCCCTCGCCAGCCAGCACCTAGCCCTCGCGCAGAGGATTGGGCGGCTAGGAATGAGTGGTTTGGTCAGGATAGGACGATGACGTACGCCGCATGGGGTATCCATCAGACTTTGATTGAAGAAGAGGGCATTGACCCTGATTCGGACGAGTACTATACTGAATTAGATAACAGGCTTCGGAATGAGTTTCCAAACAAGTTCCGGGCTGCTTCAACCAACAACAGACAACGGTCGAACGTGCCAGCCGTTGCACCTGCTTCCCGTAGTTCCGGGGTAAATAGTGCACGCAGGACGGTGAAGCTTTCACCGAGTCAAGTTGCTATTGCAAAGAAATTGGGTGTTCCGCTCGAGGAATATGCCAAATACGTAAAGGAGTAATAAATGAGCCAAGATAAACTTACTATCGACCGCGCCCCTCGCGCAACCCGTGAGAAAGAAGCGCGTCGCAAGCCTTGGGCACCTCCTTCGCGTTTGGATGCCCCTCCAGCACCTGCCGGTTTCCAGCATCGCTGGATTCGTGCAGAGATCAATGGGTTCGACGACAAACAGCACGTTTTTGGCAGACTTCGTGAGGGCTATGAACTGGTCCGCAATGAAGAACTGCCCGAAGAATATCGCGATACGCTACCTACCATCGAAGATGGTAAACATGCGGGCGTGATTTCTGTCGGTGGCTTGCTTTTGGCGCGTATTCCTAATGAGACTCTTGCCGAACGTAATGCTCACTACAACCGGAAGGCACGAGAGCAGATCAGTGCAGTAGACAACGAGTTGATGCGTGAAAACGCACACTCGACAATGCGTATCCAGAACCCCGAACGGAGTTCTCGCACTACTTTCGGTAGTCGTTAAGACTACATAACCCTTTAGGAGATACAAATGGCAAACGTTGATAAAGCCTTTGGTCTGCGCCCTCTGGGTAACCTCTCTGCTACTGGTGCACAGAAGCAGTATGGCTACAACATTGCGGACAACCAATCCGGCGCTATCTATCAGGGTGACCTCGTCACTCTTTCTGGTGGTTACATTGTCAAATACGATTCGACCCTGCATACCGTAG